TGAAGCTCCCGTTGGACGCGCTGGCGCCGGGGTTGGTCTGAGCGGCTGCCGTATTCACGCTGGCGAAGATGATTCCCCCGGCGCTCGTGCCAAACGTCACGTTGTTGGCATTGGTGAACGAGAGGGTCGAGAACAGGAACGAGCCGTTGCTGGCCGATGCCGCGACGGGCTGAACGCTCTGTCCGGGATTGGCTGCCACACTGGCGAAGACGATACCGCCCGCACTGGTCCCGAAGGTTACCCCGTTGGCATCGGTGAAGGACAGGGTCTGGAAAGCGAAGCTGCCGTTGGAGGCGCTGACCGCTTGGTTCGACTGGCTGGTAATCCCGTTGTGGCTCATGGTCAGGATTGGCCCGGCAGCCAATCCGAAGGTGATGCCGTTGGTGTTCGAGAACCGCAGAATCTGAAAGTTGGAGGAGCTCTGGCCGATGACGGAAACCTGCTGGGCGCTCTGGCTGGTCAGGCCGTCGTGCGACATGGTGATGATCATCACGCCGTTGGTGACGTCACCAAAGCTGATGCCGTTGGAGTTCCGGAAGATGACCGTGCCGTTGACGGCCATGTCGCCGCCCGACACCGAGATGGCCACACCGACCGCGCTGGCCGTCAGGTTGCCCGCACCGTCCAGACCAAACGTGACGTTGTTGGTATTGGAGAAGGTGATGACGCCGGTATTCTGGGAGTTGGCCCCAGCCGAGATACCGACGCCACCACCCCCGCCAAAGCTGGCAGTGATTGAGCCGTTGTCGGCTCCAAAGCTGATATTGTTTGAGTCGGCGAACACCACCTCGGACGCGCCTGCCTTGGTCGTCCCCGCGCTGATGAACTGGATGATGGAGTTTTCGATGTCGGTGAAGACCTTGACCGACGTGGAGTTGGAAATCTGAAAGCCAGCGACGATGTTGATGGCAGAAGTTCCCTCCTGAGCTCGAACGATCGTGAATGTGTCACCAACGACAAGAGTTACACGGATGATCTCAGCGTTGGATGCAAGCGGCACAACGCCCGCTGGCCAAACTGTGCAGTTGAAGGGAGCTGCCGGAAAGAGTGCGCCTTGGCCCGGGTGAACGTCGAGGCTGGTGCCGCTATTGGCGGGCGCTGGTCCAACGGCGATGGTTGAGTAGGCCAGATTGGCGTGGGCATCAAAACTCATGGCTAACGTGTAGTCTGCCCAGCCGGTTTGGACAACTTGAAAATCTCCTGCGCGACACACTGGATACCCAGTGCCGGTGACGTCTAGATCAAGGAATAATACACATACAATGAGCAGGACGCGCAGGAGATATATCATCGGAGCGACGGTGGGTTGCGGGGGACTGGCTCGGCGCAGCACTCACCCGTGCCCTGTTGTGGAGCAGGACTACATACCGGTGAATCTACCACACGATAAACCTGCGACGGGCTATCCATCGTGTTGTTGACGCGCTCCTTGACGAACTTCTTCTCGGTAGCCTCGGGGTTCTGGTAGTATTCGGCAATGGCGCAGGCCAGACTGCCGACACTATTGAACGCTACAGTCTGACAGCCCACTTGGACGACGAACCCGTTCAGGACGGGGACAATGTTGATTGATCTTACCATAGTGTTATTCAATTAACGTCCAGTCCTCGGCAAGGATGTCGGTCTGGGAGGCCAGCCATCCGGTGAGGACCTTCTTGTCGGCGGTGAACATCCGGATGCTTCCAAGGCACTCGATCTCACCACCATTCTCTTCGCACAGCCTTCGCAGGTGTGGCTCCTTGCACCAATCGGTATAGACGGTGGCCGCAGGTAGCAGCCACAGATACATACCCTTTCCATTCCAGCCAGCACGAGCGACGCGCTTGCCGTTCTTCAGATGTTCGATTGCTTCGCCGAAGTTCATCGGCTCGGGGTCCATTGTTACTTTCATAGTTAATCCCAGATCAGGTCCGGGTTCTCCTTTTTCAGTGCGTTGAGGTTGCTGCGAATATACTCAGCAACCGGTTTGGTTTCCTGTGACATCCCGTGAGTCCACAACCAGTGGAGGTAGTTCACGGGCACATTTTGCATGAGCTTGCCCTTGTGCTCTCCGAAGGGCATGTGGTCGAGGTCAGTGAGCGGGCTCATAGTTCAGCTCCTCCATCGGTTTGAGGACGTGGTTGGGGACGAAGTAGGCCGGGTCTCGTTCATTGGTATAGCTTTTGAGCCACTCCCGCTTGATACAGTTCTTACCCTCCAGCCAGCCCGCCAGATAAATCCGGGGATAGTCGTAGCAGCGGACCAGAATGTAGATCGTGTCATCTTGGTCGTCGCAATCCCGTATAATCAGGCGACCATCGTTTCGAGGGGTTGATCGAACCTCAAAGATGCCAACGTCCGGGCGCGACTTGAACTTGTTGATGCAACCCGAGTATTCGAGTCCGAAATAATTGGATACAGCCAGCTCGGCGATGCAGCCCACAATGCTGTCGCCCCAGCCGTTCTTGGCAGTGTCCTGCTGGTTTCTACCAACACGACCAATAGAGGATAAAAACTGGGCAGCTCCATAGGCCGCTCCTCGAAGAAGCTCTTCGGTGGAAAGGGTGATCGTGATCATACGAGCTCTTCGTGGAGCACTTGGGATTTCCCAACATCTCCCTCTGATTCCTTGATTTCCTTGGGGATTACTGCCAGCAGCATGTCATCGGTGATGACAAAACCGCCCCCTTCGACCTCCACGCCGCCGTGGGTGTAGGACATGACGATCACCTTGTCCCCGGGCTGGCACTCGATCGGAATGAGCACCCCCTTGTGGTTGCGCTTGCCCGGACCGACGGCCACGACGCCGAACTCCTTCGGACCTCCAGTGTTGTTGTCGTCCTGACACATGGGCGGGAGCACGATCATCCCGTAGGTGGTGGCCTGAGGGCGTTTGATGCGCTCGACCAGAATGTGGTTACTGAGTAGGCGGTAGGTTTTCATGGTTTGCAGGCTGACCGGAACGCCACCATAAGATGGTGACTCCAGTTGCGGTGTCCGGACTCAAGCAGGGACAGGTAGGTGGAGGTAAATCCCATCTTCTTGGCGACAGCCTGCTGGTCGAGGCCGGAGCTCTGGCGGAGCTTCTTCATGGCCAGACCGACAGACTTGGAATCAATCTCCTTACCGGAGCCGGAACAGCAGTGACACGATTTGGTTTTGGTCTTCACCGGGCACTGGATTAACAGATGGTGTTAATGACCGCAAGAAGTATTTGCAGAAAAGTGACAGACCATGTAAAAGGGGGCATGGAAACTACAGAACCAGACCTTATCGAGGATGGTAAGGCGTGGCTGGGTAGAGCCGACTTGCACACAAAGACGGAATGGCTGGCGCTGCTAAAGGCCGACGAAGCCTTAGAGTGTGCCCAACAATTCAATCGTGGTGACTGCCATCTTGATCCGATAAGGAAGATGATAGCAGGGCGCATGAGAACACTGCAAACCAACAGGTTTAAGAAATAATAAATATGTCTTTCACACTCAAGAGTCGGGACAGGCAGATACCGAACGGCCTGAAGTTTCTTCAGCCGGAGACCAACTGGCAGCCCGCCCGGTTCGCCAGCTTCAATGTCATCGTCAACTCCCTCATAAACCACCGCAAGTCCAACCCCCATCTGATCGCCCAGAAGAAATGGTCGATTGACCCGGAGGACGTGGCTCGGGAGGTTGATATGTTCAACGCCAACCTGTGCGCCCGGCACGGCTGGACGGATTACATCCACGACGGTTCTTCGATGATGGAGGCTGCGGCCCCAAAATCACAGGCACTGCTCCAGCAAGAGAAAAACGTAATAAGTGCTGCGGCGGGTAAGGCCAAAAAGATCTGGAGTGGTATTCGAACCCTCAACGACTGGATAGACTCAGGCACGCCGCCCGCCCCGCAGGAACTGGCCGAAAGACGGGCGGCAACCTGTGTGGCGTGCCCGAAGAACGGCAAGGGTGACTTCACGAGCTGGTTCACCCGACCTGCCTCGGACGCCATCAAGGAGCAGATCGAAAAACTGGCTGCCATGCGGCTAAAGACCAAGCAGGACGCCGCGCTCAACGTCTGTGAAGTCTGCCTGTGTCCCCTCAAGCTCAAAGCCTTCACCCCGATCAAATACATCAAGGACAACCTGAGCGTGGAGGTGCTCAACGACCTGAAGAACGTCCCGAACTGCTGGATACCCAAAGAGGTCGCCGAGTGACCGTCGCCGTCGTCTATGTCCATCCCCGAGTCAACATGCGGACCTACATCCCGCTGGCTCGGAGATTCGTGCGGAGCTATCAGGACCACCTTCCGGGCGGCACGCCCCACGACCTGTATGTGGTGATCAACGGCGATCAGCCCAACACCGACGATCAACGCTTATTCCGACCGCTGCCCGTCAAGTTCCTGAGCCACGACAACAGCGGCAAGGACATCGGCGCGTTCCAGATGGCAGCGCGAACCATCCCGGCAGACCTGCTCGTGTTCTGCGGTTCGCACATCCACTTTCGCCGAGCGGGCTGGCTCGACGTCATGGTCAATGCGTTCAAGCGCAACGGGCCGGGAATCTACGGGGCGTATGCCTTCCATGAACCGGCGCTGCACATCCGGACGACCTGCTTCTGGATGCCGCCTGACCTGCTCAACCTTTATCCCCACGCTGTTCACAACGATATTCGCTACGAGTTCGAGCATGGGAATCTGGGCGTGGCCAAGTGGGTGAAGACCTCGGGATTCGAGGCATGGATGGTGACGTGGAGCGGGACGTTCCCATCGAAGGACTGGAAGCACGTTGAGAATCAGGATGCCATAGTATTGGACCAACACTCTGATCGTATCGGCTACACATGAAGTATATCCGCAC